TCAGCAGGTTTCGCATGGCGAGATTCGTTGGCTTGACCCTCTAGCACCTTATGAGCCAAGATGACTACGGGGGTAATGTTCCAAGTTGACGCTCATGACGTCATTCATGACTTGACGAAGGTTGAATTTGCGCTTTCGCAGTTTGGTATGTCGAAGTTTCTTGGTACGAATCTTGGACCTTGGCTTCAGCATCGTGCTACTGAACGCTTCATGGATGAAGGTGACGCTGCGTCTGGTAAGTGGCTTCCTCTGACTGGAGCGACCCAGGAGATTCGCGAGAATATGGGATACCCCCGTGCTCACCCGATCAATAAACGTACAGGTGAGCTGGAGAATTATGTGACTGGTTCTCAGTGGGCAGTGACTCCCACTCCAACCGGAGCGATGCTTACTTATCCTGGAGGCGGTCAGCGACGACAGGGAACGATTCGTCAAAAGGTCAGAGCTGCTCAGGTTGGTTATGGTAAGACGCCTCCACGTCCAGTGCTGGCAGTCGATGAGCAAGATATGATCTTCCTCATGACTCGAATGCGCTTCCACTTCGAAGATCCAATTGGCATGTCGATGAGTTTAGGGAGGGCCTGATGATTGATCCTGTTCTGAATCAAGCTTTCCCGAACAACTTTATCGCTACTTGTGCGCCTTATATGAAGGCAATCGATACTTCGATGACGGTCGTCCTTCGGCCACTTCGACCAAGTGACCCTGATCACATCATTGGAGTCTTTGCTGCTCTATGGCTGCCTGACGAGGAGTCTTATGAGATCGGTCATTCCTCTCCTGGCGAACCTTCTCTTCAGCGTTATCAGGTGGGGATTCAAGGGATGGTCAAGCATGGAGACGAGCCGAAAGGCTTAGCAATCCATGCTGTACTGGCAGCAAAAATCCGCAGGGTGCTTTACAAAAACGCATCTCTGCGAAATGATATTGCCAGTCTCGTTGTTACAGACGGAAGCTCGACTGAGCGAGTCAGAAGATGGAATGTCAGACTTCAAAGATACATGAACAATGAAGTTGAGGGCACTTTCATTTTCGTCAGTACGGCGGAAGTCATTTTAGAAACGGAGATCACGTAGCATGGCTGATGTTACTGATGAAGAGGTTGAGGCCAAGCGCGCAGAGGTAGAAGGGCTCCGTGAAGATCTCGCTGATGCCGAGAATGATCTTGCTCAGCAAACTGCAGCGCGTGAGAACGCAGTTGTCATGCAGCAGCTAGAGCAGGAGGCTGAGCGACTTCAGCACGAGTTGGACGGTGTCAACGCACAGCTCGAGTCAGAGCCGACGTCTCCAGTTGAGCCGCCGCCGCCGCCGCCTGAAGAGCCGCCGCCGCCTGAAGAGCTGCCTGCGGGTGGCGGGGAATAAGAGGGAGTTCTGACTCATGGGTTACAGTTCTCAAGCAGGTAAGGTTCTGTTTAGGACGCAGACCGTTCCTGACACGGCCCCGGCTGACTTTGCTACGGCTCACCGGGCGATGAAGCTTCGCGGCGGGTCTCTTGGCGCGAATCGTGATCTTCTGATCACTGATCCTGAGATTGGCGGTGGACGAGACACAGTCGACGCCTACCTGGGAGCTGTTGCTTGGTCGGGAGATTACGAATTTTATGCACGCCTTGAGGCAATGGCAACGCTTCTTAAGGCTTGCCTTGGATCGGGTGCGACTGTCACTACGACTGGTGTTTCAACTCACACGATTACGCCACTCGACTCTGGTACTCTTCCATTCTTGACGGTGGAAGAGAACATTTCCAGCGGCTTGGAAGTGTATCAGTATATCGATGCAGTGGTAAACACTTTCCACCTGGAAGCCGAAGCAAACGGCTATCTGATGGGAACCGCTGGCTTGATTGCTCGTAAGCAGACTGCGGGTGTGACTCCTACAGCTTCGCCATTGTGGGACGACTCGGCGCTGATCGTCGGGACGAACATCACCATTACTTACAACGCAGTCAGTCTTCCAGCGAAGTCGTTCAGTCTTGATATCAACAACAACTTCGAAGATGACGATTTCCGCCTCGGTTCGTTCTACCTGGGTGACCTCACTGCGAAGTCTCGTGAGGTTAATGGATCGTTCTCGCTTCGTCACGCGAACAGTGCTCTGTGGCGCCAGGCTGTGTATGGCACGCAGGCTGCAACGACTCCAGGTGGTCTGACGGCAAAGAATCAGCTAGTCATCACTTGTACCACTTACGAAGATATTGTGGGTGGTACTCCGCTGACTAAGGGTTCGATTACGATTACGATTCCGAAGGTGGCAATGGAGCCGTTCGCCTTTGAACCTTCGGGTGACGACATTCTTGAGAACGACGTTCCTTGGCGGGCGCTGCGTCCGGCTGCTGCTACGCCGCTTGGAACCTTCGTTATCAAGGCTGCGAACCCGCAGATCGCCTAAAAGCGGGACCGGAGGCAGGAAGTTGGGTCACCGCCTGACAGCCCACGGTTTTCTGCCTCCGGTTCTAGGTTTAAGTCCAACTAGTCCACGAGAGGGACACAAAGGATGACTGAAACACCAACCGAGGTTATGGAGCCTACGGTAGTTCCACAAGACGAGCCGTTGTCTTTCGACGATTATTGGGGTACTGAAGAAACTCAGCGTTGGTACTTCCCAGATAACAGACAGTATATGGTCGTCAAGGTGATGAATGAAGGCGACCGCACGAAGTACGAGCGGACCACGAGTCAAGACATTACAGTAGAGCGTCAGACTCAGAACACGCACATCAAGATGGACCTGGCAAAGGACCGTCACGGCTTGATTAAAGCTGCCGTGTGTGACTGGAATCTTTACCGCAAGGATCGTCATTCTGGACAGATGGTGCAAGTTCCCTTCCAGGGGAATGCTCCGAACGGACTTGATGGTTGGCTGCAGCACGCTGATCCTCGCCTGGTCGATGAGCTTTCACTCTTTATTCGCAAGGTTAATCCTTGGCTGTTCGGTGAGATGACCATTGAGCAGATCGATGAAGATATCGATCGACTCCAGAAAGTTCGGGAAGATCTGGTGCGTCGGGAGCAGGGAAAAGAAAGTTCTACGATCAGGTAGACCTTCTAGTTCGCGGAAAAGAGATTCCACCTCCGGTTGTTTCTGAGATTCACCTTTTTCTGCTTTGTGATGCCATGAGCTGGAATCATCTTCCTATGCCTGGTGGTATCTATGCGCAGAATCCTATGCTTTTAGAGCGTTTTCGCTACATCTTTGCTGAGCGTGCAAAGGCTGACGAGGAGAAGCGCAAGAAGGAAGAAGCAGAACAAAAGCTTAAAACGATGGGTCATAATCGAGTCTCTCCTCATGGAAGGCGTATTGCAGGTTCTCGTCGCCGTCCGTAGGTGTCTAATGCTTGCGAGAGGCTAACCGAATAGCATATCGTAAGGTTTGTTCTCGGGCACCTGAGGCCCACGGATGGATCATGAGGTCTTAAGTGAACTCTTACATGACCATCTATGTAAGGGTTGTGTCGTCTCAGGCGCAGGCCAAGATGGCCGCTGTCGCCGCACAGACACAGGCAGTTACCAAAGCTTCTCAAGCCGCTGCCGCCACGCAAGTTGTTTCTTCGCGCAATATTTCTAGCCTTGGCCGCTGGGGCAATCAGCTCCAGTGGGCCGGTCGTCAGCTCCAGTACAACTTTACGCTGCCTATTGGAATTGCAGGTATTGCGGCGACCAAGTGGGCGATGGATAACGAGAAGGCTTTTACTCGAGTTAAGAAGGTCTATGGGGATACTCAGGCTGCTGCTAAGCAGTTTATGAAGCAGAATGATCAGCTGACTGAGTCTATGGCGACTCAGAAAGCCACGAGGATCTTTCGCCAAGAGCTGGAGGCATTAAACGAAGCTTTTATCGCAATTTCTAATCAGTACGGTGTCCAGCAAGTTGAAGTGATGCAGGTCGCTTCCGCATGGGCGGCGGCTGGTAAGTCTGGTCTGGCTTTAGCTCAGTCAGTCGAACTCACCATGAAAGCCATGATTCTTGGTGAGCTTGATGCTGCGCAGGCAACTGAAGCGTTGATCGCTATTCAGGCTCAGTACAATCTGAATACGAAGGAACTTACTGAGACTCTTGCATACATGAACGCAGTCGAAAACGCGACTGGCGCAACGATGCAAGACTTGATCATCGGCTTCCAGAAGACGGCTGGAGTTGCAAAAGAAGCTGGCATCGACGTTAGGCACCTAGCTGCTTTTATGGCTGCATTGATTCCTGCGACTGGTTCGGCTGCGACTGCAGGTAACGCACTGAAGACGATTATTTCTCGACTGCAGGCTCCAACCACAGATACGGTTGACATCTTGCATGAGATGGGAATTAATATCGGCTCGGTTGCGTGGCAGGCAGCGACTGGTGGCGAGAAGCTGGAGATTCTTGCTGACAAGTTTAATAGCCTATCTGATGCACAGAAGAACCAGGTGTCGTCGGTCATTGCATCTCGATGGCAGCTCAACAAGTTCAACATCTTGATGGATGAGCTTGGTCCGACATTCAGTTTCTACGAGGCTGCCCTTGCGGCAACGCATGATCGTACTAAAGCTTTCACTACGATGCAGCGTGAGCTTAATGCTGTCTTGAAGTCTAGCCCGCAGCGACTTCAGCAGACTTGGGTGATGTTGCAGAATGCTTTAGCCAAGGCAATTATTCCAGCCATTCCGTACATCTTGTACTTGGCTGATGCGATTGCAGACTTGGCAACAGCGTTTGCCAACCTTGATCCAGTGACTCAGAAGTTCATTCTGTTCGGGTTGGCTTTTGTTGCAGTCTCAGCGATGGTCATTCGATATGTCGGAGTCCTGGTTTTGGGATTCGACCTACTTAAAAGGTTTATTCTCTTCGCGGGTGGGGCGCTGGGTGTCTTCGGTATCAATGCGGGAACGGCAGGCAAGGCGGCCGAGAAGACTGCAGGCGGTTTAACTAAGCTTTTGAAGTTGTTTACCATCACTCCTATTATGGCCTTTGGTCAAGCCATAATGGGTTTGTTCGGATTAATGTCCTCAGGTTTAAGAATAGCCCTGACAGCAATGGCGGGAATGTTCTTAAACTGGTGGACAGTAATGTTTGCTTATGTCCAGGCTTCTCTAGTTAACTGGAAGGGCGTCTGGGCGAGGTTTACTGCTTTCTTTGTTACAGCTTGGGCTAGAGCTTGGTTCCTCATTGGTACCATCATGTCTGCTAGTCAGACTGTGTTGATCGGTTTGTGGACTCGATTTAATGCTGGTCTTACGAGGATACTTTTCTTCAATGTAGCAATTATGCAGGGTCTTTGGACTCGATTCACTATCTGGTTAGCAAGGGTTTGGGCAATCACTTGGGCCGTTATGACGAATCCAAGATTGCTGCTAGCTAACTTGGCGAAGATGCTGCCAATGGTTGCAGCTTTAGGTCGTGGAGTTTTTGCGGCTTTTACGAGTCCTTGGGCTTTGGCAATCGCGGCAGTCATTGCGCTCTTGTATACCTTCCGTGATCAGATTGCACAGGTCTGGAAGAACATCGTTAATTACTTTGCCAGCAACCAAGGCATCGCTGATTTCTTTCAGAAGATCGTCGATGGGATCATCAGCGCCTTCAATGCACTTCCGCAGGGTGTACAGAATGCTTTGATCGCGGTGGCGCGGGTTGTTCAAGCTGCAGTCTTGGAAATCTACGGTTGGCTGCAGTATCTTAATCCTTTCGCTACACATTCGCCTTCCTTGGTACAGAATGTTACTCAGGGTGTCGATGAGATTAAGCGTCAGTTTGGTACGCTTACTCAGATTCGAGGTCCAATTAGTGCAGCTACTGCTGCATTGCAGAAGTTTAACAAGACTACTGCAGCCATTACACTGAGTGCTCGAAATCTTGAGATTGCTCAGGATCGTATGGAAATCAGGAAGCTTGATCCTTCAGCTTTAGCTTCATACGATAATCTGATTGCTAAGACTCGAACGCTAGAGCATCTCCTTGGTCGCCTCGAGAATCGCATCGCTCGACAGCAGGCAGTCGTTGATCGGTGGCAGGCTGCGGTTGATCGAGCTAGCGATGCTTTGGAGCGTCAGCAGAACAAGCTGGATCGTTTGAATGAAGTTCTAAGTGATTATCAGGACAAGCTTTCTTCGGCGCAAGAGCGTCTGGATTACTTCGCCAATGCCCCGCTCAAGGGTATGGAAGCGATGGAAGATAAGATCTTCCGTAATGAAATGGCTCAGAAGCGTCTTCGTCTTGAAATGATGAGAATGGAGGATGCTAAGGGTACACTCGAGGATATTAACCAAAAGCTCGCTGATATCAATGGCGAGCAGGAACTTCTCCGCGGTGAGCGTGCTGGCCTTCGAATGGCTGGTGCTGGGTCTGAAATTCTCGGTCAGTATGACGAGGAGTTGAAGAAGCTCGGTAGTCAGAAGAATGCATACGAGCAGAATGCTGACGCGCTAACCAAGATGCAGCTGAAACTAGATGCGCTTCAGCGTCAAGCTGAAAAGCTCGATCTTGTGAAGGCACTGAAGTTTGATGTGCTTCAACACAAGATCGATAAGATGGTAGATACACAAAAGGAACTCACCTTCCAGCAGATCGTCAATGGGATCAAGAAGGCTCGTCATCAAGTAGAGTTCTATAGCAATAAGGTTGATCAGGCTACTAATGCAGTTGATCGACAGGAGAAAGCTGTCGATCGAGCGACGAAACATCGTGACAAGCTTCAGAATCGTCTGGATCGAGAGCAAAATCAGCTTGATCGGATTCAGAAGCGTTACGATGCAGTTAATGATGCTTTGCAGGACATGAATACAAGTTTGGGTGATGTGACTCAAGCTGCTCAGACTTTGAATGATGTATTGACAAAGGATGCTTTCGCTGCAGCGAAGGGTCCACTGTCAGTCAGTGAAGCAACTAAGGCACTTGCTGATGCTAAGAAAGCTGATAAGCTTTCGTCGACGAAGGAGCTAGCAGAACCTAGCCCGGCCGTTAAGGCTTTCCGGGCTGCTGCTAAGGGAGATTTTCCTGACGTCGGTGGCAAGGGAATGGAGCTGCGTAAGAATTGGGAATCTCAGGTTCCTCAGATTGAGAAGTTTACCGAGCGTCTAGCCAACCAGACGTCTAAGGCATTTGAAGACATTAATCCTTTCAAGGGTTGGAAGGAAAAGGCTTCTGATTTCTTTAATTGGCTTGGTGATAAAGCTGGTAATGTTGCTTCTGCGGTTGGCAATTTCTTTAGTGCAGCATTTGCTGGTGTTTCATTTAGCAAGGGGCAGAAAGAAGGTTTTTCGGGAGTCGTTGAGTGGCTTAGAAAGTTTATGGGGGA